AAGCTATCTGCTTCTTAATTTCAATTTATAGGGTATCTTATTATTAGATACCCTTTTTTTTATCATGCCAGAAGGAAAAGCTTACAAGATTACTAAGAAGAAAAAGAAAAAAGGTGGAAGGGATTCACTTAAAATTAAAAAGTATTAGATCATGGCTATAGCTGCAACAACTGAACTTGAAGCAATCAACATAATGCTTGCTGCAATAGCAGAAGCTCCAATAAATAGTTTGACAGGCACACTTCCAGTAGATGCTGTTACTGCTCAATCAACTCTTGCTGAAATTAATAAGGAAGTTCAATCAGAAGGTTGGTCTTTTAATACAGAGATTGATGTAACTCTTACTAGAGATGGATCTGACCATATCAGCTTGCCAGCAAATGTCTTAAGAGTAGATGCAAATATACAACAACACCCAACCATTGATCCTATTCAACGTGGATTAAAACTATATGATAGACAAAATAATAAGTATGAATTTGATGAAGACTTAATTTGTACTGTTGTTTACTTTAGAGATTTTGATGAGATAACAGAACAGGCAAGAAGATATATTAATATCAAAGCTGCAAGAGTATTTGTTGATAGGTTAGTTGGAGATGAAGGACTAAGAACATATACAGAACAAGATGAAACTAGAGCAAGAACTATATTAACGGAGACAGATTACGCTAATGCAGATCACAACTTATTAAGAGGAGATCCTTCTCTTACCAGTATCTTTGATACTTACAATCCTTCTAGTGCTTTAATTAGATAACCATGCCTGTTATATCAAGAGCTATTCCTACATTACTAAGAGGAATATCACAGTCTTCTGATGCTTTAAAGCAACCAGATCATGCTGATATACAAGACAATGCTGATAGCAACCCTGTTCTTGGTCTAACAAAACGAAGTGGTTTGCAATATGTAACTTCTTTATCATCTTCAACTCTTGGCAACGTACATATACAAACTATAAATAGAGATGCAAGCGAAAGATATGTAGCCATATTTAGTAATGGCAATGTAAAAGTTTATGATATAGATGGAACAGAGAAGACTGTTAACAAACCAGATGGTACTAGCTACCTGAATACTTCTAATCCTAGAAGTGTAATGAAGACAGTTACGATTGCTGATTATACTTTTGTTGTTAATACCAGCATCTCAGCAGCTATGGATTCAACTCTTAGCGGTGGTACTGGTACGAAAGCAATTATATTTATTAACCAAGCAACTTCTAAAACAACCTACTCTGTAACGATAGATGGAGTTACAGTAACAGATAACACAGATGGAGATTCTACTCTCAGTACAGATACAGTTGCAGCAGATTTAAAAACAGGTCTTGATGCTGGTTTAACTGGTTTCACTATTGCACGAAATGGTCCTGTTCTCTATGTAAAGAAGAATGATGATTCTGATTTTTCTATAGATGGTAGTGACACTCAAGGTGATACCAAGATGACAATAGTAAAAAATTCAGTACAAAGATTTACTGATCTTCCAACTGTTGCACCTAATGGTTATGTTGTAGAAATTAAAGGAGATGAGAATACTGACTTTGATAACTATTACGTTAAGTTCGTTACTAATAATGGTGGTGCTTTTGAAGAAGGGCAATGGGAAGAAACTGTAGAAGCTGGCATACCTTTTAAGTTTGATTACGCAACAATGCCACACGTTCTTGTACGTCAAGCAGATGGTAATTTTAGATTTGCAAAGGTAGATGGAGATACATATACCATAAGTAGTACAGATTATACTCTTCCTAAATGGGGAGAAAGAGTTGTAGGTGACGTTGTATCAGCACCAGATCCTTCTTTCATTGGCAGTACAATTAACAATGTATTCTTCTTTAGAAATAGACTTGGATTTCTTGCAGGTGATAACGTAATCCTTTCAAGAGTGTCAGAGTTTTTTAACTTCTTTCCTGAAACTGTTGTATCTGTTTTAGATAATGAACCTATAGATGTAGCTGCATCCCATACGAAAGTTGCGATATTAAAAAATGCAGTAACGATGGGAGAAAAACTTATATTATTCTCTGAACAAACGCAGTTTGTATTAGCCAGTTCAGCAGATAACCTTACACCTAAAACAGCTAACGTAATAGTTGCGACTGAATTTGAAAGTAGTGCAGCAGCACAGCCTGTAGGTTCTGGTAGTTCTATTTATTTCTTAACTGAAAAAGGATCTTTTGCTGGTATAAGAGAATATATTATTCAAGGTGAATCCCAAGTAAGAGATGCTGCAAATGTCACTATTCATGTACCAAGACTGATACCAAGTAATGTCTTCAAGATGGCAGTATCTACTAACCAAGATATTCTTATTGTCTTAGGTTCAGACAATCCTAATAAACTATATGTATATAGATGGTTATATGGATCAGATGGAAATAAAGCTTTAAGCAGTTGGTTTACTTATACTATTAATTCCAATAGATCTATTTTAAATGTTGACTTTATTGGTACAGATTTGTTTGCTGTTATCGAAGAAGCTAACAAAGTAACTCTAGAAAAGATACCATTTGAATCTGAATTTAGAGAAACCAATGCAACCTTTGAATATCACCTCGATCATAAAGTAACTGAAGCAACTACAGGGGTATCAGTATCTTATAGCTCTGGTACAGGTCTATCTACTTTTACAGTTCCATATAGATTAAGAGCAAGCATGAATATTGTTGGTAGATATTTAGGTGATGGAGAAACAAGTACTTTTGTAGATCCTCAAGGTAATACAAAAACTCTTACAGCAGGGCAGGTTATCTCAACATCTAATACTACTAATGGCTCGACATCTACCATCACAGCTACAGGAGATTATAGGAATAGTAAGTTTATTATTGGTGAACCTTATGAAATGCACTATAGATTTAGCAAACAAAGACTAACAGAACAAGGTGCTGGTACTCCTGAATATGTAGGAGCAAGGTTACAGCTACATCATTTTTATATTAAATACGAAGATGCTGGATTTTTTAAAGTAGAAGTGACACCTCAGAATAGAGATACAAGTACACATAAATTTACTGGTCGTTTGCTTGGTTCTGCGTCTGCTGCTATTGGACAAATCAACCTAGATACAGGTACATTTAAAGTACCTATAATGAGCAAATCAGACAGAGTGGATATAGACGTTAAGAACAATACATTCCTTCCTACACGTTTAGCTAGTGCAGAATATGAAGGTACATTCCATTCAAGGAGTAGAAGAATATAGTGGTATATCTAAGAAAATCAAGACTAACAGATTTTAAATTTGTAGTAGAAAATATGAGACTCATGGATAAGATTGAAGCCCTTTATCAATCGGGCTTAAGTCCAGAAGATGCTCTTAGTTATACTTATTTAGGTAGTGAAATTAATATGGCAATAGCAAATGATAATGATGACCCTGTAGGACTATGTGGAGTACAAGAAGATGGCTGTATATGGATGGTTGCTACAGATGAATTGTTTGATAATAAAAAATCTAGATTACAGTTAACAAGACAAGGTAGAAAATGGGTTGATAATCTACTTGGGTCTTATAAAATACTTTATAATTATGTATATGCAGAAAATACTTCTGCTATAAAATGGTTAAGAACTCTCGGATTTACTTTTATAAAGTTACATGAAAGTTATGGTCATCAAAACAAACCTTTTTACGAATTTCTGAGGATTACCTAGATGTGTATTGGTGCTGCTTTAGGATTAAGTACGTCAGCAGGTACAGGCTTTTTAGGTCTTTCTGCTGCCACAGCATTTAATGTAGGTTTAGGTCTTACTGCTGCCAATGCTTTCATGGGTAGGGCTGCTGCTAGAAGTGCAGCCGATCAGACATATGCAACAGCTTTACAAGCTTTCCGATCAGCAGAAGATAATAAAAGACAAAGAAAATTAGCTCTGTCTGAAGGTTTTGCTGAAAAGAAAAAGTTTGCATGGATGGATAAATTTGCAAAGACTATTGATGCTATAAGAGCTAGAAGCTCTATAGTGGCATCAGAGCAAGCAGGTGCGAATGTGGAATTGTTATTAATGGATACAGAAAGACAGGCTGCTAATTATAGAGAAGCAGTAGATCAAAGTATAGAATCAATGGGAAGGCAATATTATTTCAATATGCAAGCAGAAGACGCATCATTCTTGAGTACACAAAATAGATTACAAAGCAATATAAATCAAGCTTATAATGCGATCCCAACTCTAGGTCAGACTTTATTAGATATTGGAGTTCAAGGTGTTGGTATGTACTTAGCTGCATCTCTACCTGCTGGTGGAGGTGGTGGAGGTGCTGGAAAGACTGCATCAAAGACTGCATCAAGTACTTACGGCACAAACTGGCAATCAATTCCAAAAGATATTGCGTAATCCTTAATTAAAGTAATCATGGTTTTAAAAGTCAACACTACAAACTTTCAAAGTACAGCAGGGAAAAGTTATAGGGAACCTGTAAATACTTTTGTCGAACCTGTACAAGTTCAACCTAGAACTGGAATAATGGATTTGGCTCAGAGCTTGGCTACTGTTAATCCTGTAATACAAAAATATTTAAGTAATGTAATTGAACAAGAAAAACAAAGAGGGATATTAGAAGGACAGAATAAGATTTTAAGTTCCACTCCTGAAGATATAAATAAAATAAAAAAACAATTAGAGAAGAAAGAAGGCAGAAGAATTATGAGGAATTTTGTTGGTGGAAATATGTATATAGAATATGGACTTGAAAAACAATTAGCAATTAATTTAGGAAATATAGCAGAAGGTAAAACTAATCAATTCTTTTCAAATTATTTCGTTCAAGTACCAAATAAAGCAGGTGGTACTGCTCCTGTACATATATCTCAATTCGATATTAATTCTGAAGAGTTTCAAGGAGCTATGGCCGAATTTAGAGAAACGCAATTATTAGATACAAAAGGTATAAGACCAAATCTTTTAAATGAGTTCTTCTTACCACAACAAAATGCTGCTTTACAGAAAGCAATAACTAAACAAGCAGCAGCAAAAGCAGATGCAAACATAAGTAATTATAGAGATATATTGACAGACAGTTCTCTATTGTATTTTCGTAATATTAGTAAATACGATGACAGTATTGAACAAAATATTATTGATACAGATTTCCAAGATGGAGAAAGTTATGCTTTGTCTTTGCTTCAGTCTGATACAAACAACGCATATAAATTAGGGTTGACAGGAGTTGTTTCCCCATCAGGTATGGTTGAGATAATTAAAAAAAATGGTTATAGAATTTTAAATGATTTTCAACAAGGTAATATTTCTTGGGTAGATGCTCAATCTGAATTAGATGATTATATAGAATTTATGTCAGGCATTACAGTAGGACCAAGTGGTACTACTAAAGACGGATTTCCAATACAAAAAACATTAGGAGAATTTCTGGAAAAGGATGATAGTATCTTGAAACTTAAGAAAGAAATATATGAAAAAATCCATGACACTAATAAAGAAGAAAGCAAACTTTTAGAGTTGCTAAATAAAAAAGAGATTAAAGAAACTTTAGGTAGTATGGATTGGTCTTCTATGGACCCAACAACGTATAAGAATAATGTAAAGACTTTAAAAGCATTAGTAGAAGAACACAAAGATTTAAAACAATTTATTGTTAAGGAATATGATTTAAGAAATGATAATGTTGATTATTGGTTTGATAGATTTACAAGAGATTACACTAATGGCAAGTTAGGTGATAAAGATAAAGCGAAAGTAAGACTAGATAGTTTTATGGCTATATTCCT